ATGTTGGCTTGCTCATCATGTACCCCTTGTGCCCCAATCGGGCATAGATTCGTTTGCTGCCAATTCATTCAGTTGGTTGTTTAAGCGATCCAACTCAGGGATGTTGAAACCGCCACGGCAAAAGCAACCCCATGCCCATGTTGCTTCTTCCCATAGGCAATCACGAAACAGCCTGTCACGGACAAATGCGCCGGGACTGTTGGGCATGTAGCATTCTTTGCTGTCATCAATTTCTGCCTGCATTGCTGCGGCAATTGCTGCGTAGTTCATGTCAACTCCAATGCTCGGGAAGGTTTGATGAATTCAGCAACATGAAGCAAATCTTCAACTGTTGCATTTCTCCAAGTTGGCAAAGAGGTTGTATATCCCATGCCACTTACTTCATAAAGACGAACCTGAAGTACAAGCACATGGTTATTGTCTGGTGTTGCTACGGCTGTAAATCTGATTTCCTCAATCATGCTTGTCCTATCTTGTTGCTGATGCCTTCATTATCAGGAAAGCAAAGCATTTGCACATCAGGAGAAACCCTATTAGGGTTTTGGTACGTCATCAGGCCAAAGTCCAAACTCTGACAATTTTTTTACAGTTCTTACATGAGCAATAAGCCATTTTTCTTTACGTTCATCTTTCGGTAAGTCTTTACCTTGGTCAATCATCATGTGACATTCATAACAAAGACTGGCAATCATGTTGTCATCAGCCTTAATTCCCCTGCCTTTACCTCCGCCCCAATTGGTATGCGCGGCCACCACAGTACCGTCATCAGCACCACATCGTTGACAGGGGATAAGTCTGGCATTCTCCAATAGCTTCTTGCTGCGGATATATTTATGCTTTGGGAACATCATCAATCGTCACTCCGTTTGTGTTGGCCCAGTACAGCAACCATTCGGTGAAGCTGATGGCCTGCTCTTTGGTAAAGCGCCTGCTTTGGTGGCCGAGTTGAACAATGCGTTCGTTATCAATGCTTGGCATGACCTTGCTGATGGTTGCCATGTGACCGCTTTCGTGTGCCCACTGGTCAATCAGGAACCGCTTCCATGACTCCTGATTCCAGCGACTGCCATGCAACTGGCTTTGCTTGGCAATTTGACCAATGATTGAGTGGTAAAGTTTCTCCTGCTCACGGCTTTTCATGTCAGGAGCCATTGTGGTTCCTCAGTTGCCAAGCCACCATTGCTGCGTCACGCTCGTGCTGGTTTGACCTTGCTGACCAGCCAGTCAGTCCATTAAAGTCCTCAGAGTTCATTTTGCTGCCCTTTGCTTTTGGGCTTACTCGCATGAACTTGATTTCATAACGGTTGCATGTTTCCTCAATCAAGGAACACAGCGCATCAACCTGACCAATCTTTCGGGCAATGTTGTTTGCCACGGCTTTGTTCTTGGATGGAACCCACACCGCACTTTGCAGGCGGCTGTCCTCAAACACAATCAGGTCCGAAAATGATCGCTTAATGCAATCCTGAATGTCGATAGGTTGGATAGTCTGCAATGACAGCAGCTTGCCGTTAACGTACAACGCAGTGCCTGTGTTGACTCCGGGGTCAATGCCAAGAACTTGTTTCACAGCGGAGCCTCGCCAGCTTCTTCACGTTGCTGCTTGGCATACGCCTGCTTTTGCTTGTTTGTCCAAGGCCACATTACGCTGCCCTCGCTTGCAGCATGGCATCTGCAATCTCGTAAGATGCTTTTGCAACAATTGCCAGCCACTCAGAAGATGTTTCTGTGTGTTCCAGATAGTCATCATCTGCAAGTATTGTTTGCATCGCCTTAGCTGCAAAGTAGTCGCGCAGGGTCATGCCGTTGTTGTATGTGTCTCGGTGCAATCCCGGCAGCGGAAACGCTGGCCCACCTGTGTTTGTATTGCTCATTCCAATTCTCCGTCTTGTAGTTTCTTCATGTAACCACGAATTCTGGCAACAGAACCCGTGCCGTATTTTCGCTCCAACCATTCAATCCGAACAGGTGTCAGAACCTTTTGGCCTGTCGATTCGTAAGTCCTGAACAGAACTCGCGCTTCACCAAGCTCAATTTGGTATCTGTCACCTTCGTTGCTAACTGCTCTGCGGGTCATAGGGGTATGGGTTTAGGTCAATCAGCCCCCATTTCATTTTGGGGTACTTGCGAATAATTTTAGTGATTTGCAAGCGTTGAATGGTTGCCCAAACTTGGTCTTGAGTCCAGCCAGTGATTTCGTACATCTCTTTGGCCGTCAGTTCGCCATGTTCCAGCAAGCGTTTAAGTGCGTATGTTCGTGTCATGCCTGCAATTGTCTTTAAACAGTGACTGGTTTGGTAGTGGGGTAAACCCTATCTTTAGGGTGTGGGCAGTCTTGGATGGCTTGTTGGCGAGTCGGCTTCATACTTTTCTCAGGACAGAGTTGATCTGCTGACGGATGTGGGCAGGCATGGGCGTGGCCTTTTGACGGTCTGCCTCAATTTTGAGCAGCACAGGGTCAGGGCCAGAGTTTTGTGCAGGGACTGTTGTCCGGGCGATGTCGGCAGCTTGTTGGGCAAATGACTGCTTGGGGGCAGATTGACGGCGAACCCAATTCCTCCACGTTGCCGTCCAATCAGCCTTAGTGCCTTTGCCTGCTGGCAATGCTGTCCAGTAATCCTTGAACTCTTCAAAGACCCTCTGGGGGTTCAAATCCTTGCGCTCCTTCTGGCAAAAAGAAACCCAGTCTTCTGGCAAAACAAAGTCCACTGGCAAGCGCGAACCGCGATTGCTTTTCTCCCTCTTCTCTGTCTTTGTCTCTCTCTCTCCCTCTCTCTCTGGGATAGCATCTTGATAGCACTCTGCTAGCACTCCACTAGCAACAACAAAAAACCCCTTATCAATCAACGGCTTAACGCCATCTTGATAGTCTTTGGGTGTGATGTGTAAGCGAAAGACAAGCTCATCCAGTGAGCCATCAAAAATACCATCTTTGGACTCAGATGCTAGCAACCAAAGCAATGGCGCAAGCGCTTTGCTAGCAAGTGGCAAGCACATAAAAACACGGTCATTGAGAAGGTCGCGGTGTAGTTTGATCCACGGTGGGCAGCGGTCTTTGTAATGTTGAAAGACGGCCCAATTCTTTGGCTGTAAAAGCATGATATTTCCATTCACTGTCCTTCACTGAAGAAACGCACGGCAGGCGGGAAGGCTCGCTTTTCGATACGCTCATGACTTCGTATCTATCCGGGTTTCATAAAACTATACCACCAATCAGGCTCGGCTGTAAATGGTGATGGGTTTGTTCTGATGGTACTTCTGGGTCATCCGGGCAATCTCTCGATTGTCGAACATCCCCTTGGATGAGCTTTGCCAGTCAAAGGCGTTGCCCTGTGATTTTGGCGTTCCATCCTCCCATTGGTAGGTAGACGCTTTGTCGATCGACTTTTTGGCTGCCACTTTTGACTCATCCAAATTTAGTTTTTTGCCTGTCAGCTTGAAGTAATGATTCAGCTTTTGCTTTGCGCCTTCTCGTTTGACGTAATCAAGCTCAATCAGACCTTCACGCAACAAAACATCTTTGACTAAGGCGGGAGAAGTCCCAAACCGCAATGACATTCTGCTGCCAATTTTTCGCTGGCACATTGGGCCGTTCTCAAGGCATTTCAAATAGAACTGTTTTTCTTGTAGCATATTTCCACTTCCTTTTTGGTGATGATTTCGATTGCGCGGCTTAAGATTGCAACTGCTGCTGCGTCCCAATCTCCGGGGCATGGGCAGTTGATGTACGCCTCAAGCATGGTCACATCTCGGATGTGATGAGCTGAGTCTTCTTCAAGTTGGTCTGGTGTTTTCATGGGCTGGAGGCTATCACCGTTTTTTGATTTTTGGCACAGGGAAAACCCCTATGTTTTTTATGTGTTGGCTGGATTACAGTTGAGGCTCAACAAGACAGGAGTTCACATGAACATCACGCTTTTACGCCACGCACGGCGAATCTTTCAGACATACAATGCTTCCCCCGAAGTAATCCGCAGCTACCAGCGCAAGTGGGCACGATCTGTTCACCAGCTTGGTTCCAACTGGCTGCTGGCTCAACACGTTACAAAGGTTCAATGATGGGCGCGGTCATTGGAATTGCCTGCGTTCTTGCATGGTTTACACACATCTTCACTTGCTTTGCCGAGGGCTTGTGGGGCTTCCTAATTGCTGGAGCATTGCTGTTCCCAATCGGAATTTTGCACGGATTCTTTCTTTGGTTTAGGTAAGGACACGACATGAAATACATTGTTGAAATTCAACACATTGACAAAATTCCCGAAAGTTGGGCAACAAAGTCAGACTGGCCTGAAAAGGGCATATTCTGGTGCAAAGATAAGCCAACGACTCTCTACCATGTGTATGAGTATGGAGTGAACTACATTTCTTGTTGTGATGATTTTGTAAAGCGGCAAGCAACGGAAGAAGAATTGTCTCCGGGTATTTCTGAGTTGCTTTTGTTGAAAGCCATTGCGGCAGCAAGCCGTGCAGAAGAATTGAAATAAGGTGTTCAGCCGACCTGTAACGGCTGTTTTTAATGGAGAATGAAAATGGGCTTTGTAGCTTCTGACAGTGGTGGTGGTAACTTCAAACGTGTGCCTTCTGGTGTTCATGTTGGTCGTTGCTATTCGTTGATTGACCTTGGCACTCAGTTGTCGTCTGGTCAGTACGGCGAGAAATTGCAGCACAAGATTCGTGTTGCTTGGGAATTGTTTGGCGAGGATGAAGAGGGCAAACCTCTGACTGTTGAATTTGATGGTCAAAAGATGCCAATGACCATCAGCAAGTCATACACGCTGTCTCTCAGTGAGAAAGCATCCTTGCGTAAAGACTTGCAATCATGGCGTGGCCGCGAGTTCACTGACGAAGAGGCCCAAGGCTTTGACATCAGCAAACTGCTTGGTGCGTACTGCATGGTCAACGTCACAACCAGCGAAACAAATGGCAAGACGTATTCCAACGTGGCAAACCTGACTCCATTGCCTACGGCATTGAAGAACAGCAAGCCTGCTGCTGTTCACCAGAACTTGATGTTCGATTTGGACAATCCTGATTGGGGCATCTTTGACACATTCCACGACAAGCTCAAGGACGCAATCAAGCGCAGCCCTGAGTTTGCTCAAGCCGCAGGCCACTCTTCTGGTCAAACACCAGCAGGCGGCTTTGACGACATGGAAGACTCGGCGTTCTAACCATGACCAGTCTCTACCAACTTGCACACGATTTCCGTGAACAACTTGACGATCTTTTTGATCCAGAGACTGGCGAGGCTTTGCCAGCGTTTGACGAGTTCCGGGTCATGCTCGGCAACAAAGCAAACGCTGTCGCTGCCTACGTCCTCAACTGCGAATCGGATGCCGAACAGGCCAAGAATGCCATCAAACGCATCAAAGCCTTGCAAACGGCCTACGAGCGAAAAGCCGAGAAGTTAAGGGATTACCTTGCCGAAAACATGAAGACGGCTGGAATCCACGAAATCAAGGCTGCTGACGGGTCTTTCATCGTTAAGCTGTATGTTGAGCGTGATGAGTCCGTTGTAATTGAGGACGGCGCAAAGTTCCCTGCTGAATTGTGCGGCGACCCTAAGCCTCCAGAGCCAAGCAAAACCAAAATCAAGAATGCCATTCTTGCTGGTGAGCCTGTTGCTGGAGCATACATTGTTCGCAAGGACAGGTTGACCATCAAATGATTTCGGGCCGAAAGCGGATGCTGCGTGACCGAAAGCCGGTTCAACCACCAGTACCAAGCCGCAGACGCAGCGAGTAGGCCCACCCTTTTTTAACCACAGGAGAAGATATGTCCCGCATTTACATCGTTGGCTACGGCCAAGAAATTCGCCTTGTTCGCGCCAATACTCGCGCACAAGCCCTGAACCACGTTGCTCACGGAATCATCAATGTTGACATCCCAACGCAAGATCAATTGATTGAATTTGTCTCTTGCGGAAAGAAAGTTGAAACTGCTTTGCGACCAGAACAAGACAGCCTGCCACTGGAGCAAGCATGAAAGAAACACAATCGTTTGGCATGACAGAGTTCAAAGTCATGGAGTGGGCGCAGGCCCGAGGCATCTATGAGAATGGAACAGCATTAGGCCAAGCCAGCAAAACAGTGGAAGAAGCCTGTGAACTGCTGGTTGCAATTGCCAAGAACGACAAAGCAGAGATTGCTGATGCCATTGGTGATGTGATGGTGACTCTGGTTAACGTAGGGGTATTGACTGATCTGGATGTTCGTCAATGCTTCTATAACGCTTACAAGGTTATCGAACATCGCAAGGGCTATCTCAATAAAGATGGCGTGTTCGTCAAGGAGTCGTGATGATTGACAAAATACTTAATGAGCGAGGCGCTCGTTATGGCAAGTTTGTTGATGTTGCGAAAGCGACAAACGACATTCAACATGCCGTTTGGGAACAGGCATCATTGGGAAAATTGGATTCTATTGAGCCAGACCAAGCGGTTGCAATTGACATGATTTGCCACAAGTTGGCAAGGATTCTTGTTGGTGATGCAAACTATCTGGACAACTGGGTTGACATTGCTGGATACGCCCAACTTGTCGCAGATCGTTTGCAAGGCATAGAGCGTTAAGACAAGACTTCCAGCACATGATTGATGTGCTTGATGCGGTCTTCTAGGCCAATTACGCCGCCATTGATCTTCTTGGTCATGGCGGTGTAATCTTTTGCATCGGCCTCTTTGTTCAGGCTACGCTTGTTCCAAAACCATGCGGCAGTCAAAGCAGCGTACTTGAACCCACAAACAAGGTCAGGGCTGCTCACAAAATCTTCACCCAAGGCATCACTTGCCAAACGGTAATTGTCTTTGCCAG